GATTCTAAGGGTAACAAATTAACTTATAAAGACTCAAATGGTTATTCTCGTGAATATAATAGAGATTCAAAGGGTAATATTTTAACATGTAAAAACTCAGATGGTTATTCTTGTGAACACACTTATGATTCAGATGGTAACGAATTAACTTATAAAGACTCAAATGGTTATTCTTATGAATACACTAGAGATTCTAAGGGTAATGTTTTAACTTATAAAAACTCAGATGGTTATACTGAAAAGTGGACTATAGATTCAGATGGTAACGAATTGACTTATGAAAATTCAAATGGCGAAAGAAGAGGTTTTAATACGCCATAGTACACAACAGAGCAGTTAGTAGAGATATTGAAAGGAAGCACAACAAATAGGATTTATTTAAACTTGAATCATTAGGATTCTTTAACAGACAGAAATAGTATGAAAAACACAGCAATCGACACATCGAAAGGTTCTTTTAGCCTACAGGACATTATGACCTTAAACGCTCAGAATTACAACAGGATATTGGCTATAAGCACGTATGCTGAATCAGCCACTGATGAGGCTAAAATAAAGAAAGCTCAGGTAATTGTTACCAAGCTTGCGGCAAGAATCTGCAAAATGAATAAAACAGTAGAGGAAGCTATGTTTATGTTGTCTAATCAAATGAGGTACTGGGAGCAAGCCGCTGAAGCAGTTTGCTTCGAGGATGAGTTCAATGCTTACTTTCCTGAAGCTCAGGAAATAGAGCCTGAACCTGAAACTGAACCTGAAACTGAACCTGAGCCAAAGAAAAAAGGCAAAGTGAAATCTATAAAAAAATAATTATGAAAGAGATTTATCCTGAGCCTGAAATACCAGTAGACAAGATAATCCGAGTAATGTACCTAGCCTTAAACGAGGCTGAGAGCATTATGAACGATTCAAAAATGCCTAAGTACGTAGCTAATACCAACAAATTCAAAGAGGCTGAGTCTAAAATGGAAGAATATTTAAAACGAGTCCACAAGGTACACAAACTCGAAGTATTTAAAACAAAATGGGTATCAAACAAAAACACTAATCAAAAAACAATAAACAATGGAAACGACAGACACTTCTAAAAAAGGAATCGGAAAAAACAATTTGACATTTAAGGCTTGGTGCTTATCCAAGGTCTATATTTTTACAGGAATCATTACCATCCTTTGGGTGACTATTTGGATGCTGGTTTACACAATTCTTAAAATAATCCAATCAATACCATTACTCATGGCTGGGAATCCGAAATCAGCTTGGTATGCTGTTCAAACTTGTTGGATGTTTGATTTTAAAGATGATTAGGGCTTATTACTCGGAATGGGAGGACGAAGGTTCTCCTAATCAGCTCTTAGTGACCAATGAGTATTTATACAAGGAAAACAAAGAGTTTGATTACGTAGAAAATTCACCTGTCTTAGACATGGATATAAGAGCTTGGCTATAAACAGTGTGTTTGATGAGGATTTGTATTACGAATTACTCGACAAACAAGAATCTGAAGGAAAATTATTTAGAGCCGAAATGAAGCGACACGTTGAGGAAACACTGGGTTCTGAAGACGAATAGAAAATTAATATTAAAGAAACCTCAATTTATTTTGGGGTTTTTTTGGTGAATACATAAAATAGACTATCTTTGCTATCTACAAAGGAATGACCACGATGAAAAAAATCAGTAGAGAACAGTATTTAGCAGCGAAGAAAATTATCAAACAATACAATTCGCAAAACATGGATAAGCAAAAGATTATCCACAAAGGCGATTTGGTTAGATGTGTGTTAGTGAATAAAGGTTCTGCAAAACAACTGACGGCAAACAAGCTATATGAGGCTATAGAAATCGTAGGCGACGTTCTTTCGGGTGACAGGTATTTCTTCTACATAAGAGACGATAACGGCTTAAAACGTAGATACTCGTCAAATAACAAACAATTTGTACACGCTAATTTTTGGGTAAGACATGGGGTTGAATAGAAATAGGATAGCTTTAGTAGGGTGCTCAGCGTACTCCTTAGCGTCAGCGGATACCTTTTTAGCTTGCGAAGTATAAAGGTCTACAGCTAGTGCCGAAAAAATAATTGAGTCCTTTAGAGAGCTTGATTTGAGGTCAAAAAATATTGAGTTCAAGCACAGTAGTAGATTTCACAAATGAAACCTCAGGTCACACACCCCCCCCCCAAACCCACAAAACCCCCACTAATTAAAGCGAGGGTTTTTTTGTGTGTTTATGTTTCCCATTGGGGAAGATGGAAGCCTACTATTTTTGAGTTTACAAATATTGAGCCGTTTATGTGTATTAATGCCTTTGATTCGGGTATTTCTGATTTGCTGAACTCACCATGAAATCTTACAATGATGTATCCAAATATACACCAATAAGCCTGTAAATAATATCCTTTGTCAGTGTCCTCTACCCTGAAGCGTTGCCTATAAATATCCTTGGCTCTTTCCTCGGATAACTTCAATTTTTTGGTTGCTGTGTTGTAGTTTTTTTTATTCATTATGAGCATGATTTATTTATTATTATTGCAAATAATATGATGATTACTAAAATGACTTTTTTGATAAAATCCTCCATTACTGTTTATTTTGAATGAAATACTAATTTGTAAGAATCCCTTAATTTGAAAGTAGGTTTTCTATTAGGAGATTGTAAAGCCTTATTAAAAATCTTTTCCGTTTTTTCCTCTCCTATGAATTTGTGAATCTGTCCAGCACCTTTTATGATTGCTTTGTCGTTGTTATGTTCGTAGACACGTATAACAAAATTAATATTTATTTTTGTGATTAATCCAGTTGTCAAATGTTTTACTTTCATAATGTTAATTTAAGTCAGTTAATTTATATATCCCTTTGTCTATTTTATTTGGAATTTTGGTTCCTTTGTTTGAAGTGAGGTTTTTTACTGATGTTTTCATAATATAATATATTTAAAAGTTTAAAAATGTGTCGATTGCTTTTTTCATCTTATACGGTTAATTCTTTTACAGCTAGTCGGTCATATCGGTGGCATCCGTCCCAATAGGCAAAATCAGCACCTTTTGAGGCATTTTGTGCTATTTTCTTTGTCTCAGCCTCACGGATAATTAAAAGCTTAATCACGGTCTTTATATCGCTGTTTTCAGATAGGCTAGTTTTTAAGACCTCAGCCGAACATCTACAGCCGTTTAAACTTCGATATTTGTCATTTAGTTGGTCTCCCTCTAATTCCAAAATTTTCTTAAGTACTTTGTTTATATTGTTGAGGTGTCTGTGTACCATTTCGGTTGCGACGTCGTGTTGTGAATTTTCCATAATGTTATATTTTAAGATTAATTTGTTATGTTGTGTTTATCCATCAACTTAGATGTTGTGTGGTATAGGTCCCATACGTGTTTATCCATCAATTCAGATGTTATGTAGTATAGGTCCCATACGTTGTCATCACACCAATCATTGTCCATTCTTTTATTGACTGTATCATCGGATACATTCATTCTACTATACAATTCTTTTAACTCATCAATTGACTCAATTGTTACCTCTATTGTAAAGGGTTTAAATTCGTTTGTTTCTTTTTTTGTTGTTACTTTCATAATTTATTGAAGTTTAAAGTTAAATTTCTATTTATAATACTTGTATTATTGTTTTAGGTCGTGGATTAGTTTTTTAATAATTGTAATTGTGTTTATTTCTATCGATGGCAACAAGATTATATAGATGGTCGTTAAAATCATCAAACTGTAGAAACTCATTATTGAATATATCAATCAAAACATCTAATAAACACTCAAAACAAACTCTTTTATTGTCCTTGTCTATCATATTTATAACTTTATCATAATCATAAAAAGCAAAATAACCACTGCCGGAAGTCGTAACTCTTGATACCATATTTTCAAATCTATCTAATAAATCACATTCTATATTTAAAACATCATTATGTAATAAGCTTTTTATTTCGTGTTTTTTTAGCTTTACTGAAGCTATTATAACGTCTGTTGAATAGTTGTAATATTTGGGACTTGATAACTCAATAAATTTTAAAGGTATATCTAAATCAAATTCATTCTTAAACCAATCTTTAAATAACCCTAACCAAAGTTTAGAGTACTCCAAATGTATATCTTTGTAATTATACAGCTCCCAAAACTCAATATTATTATTCTGTAGGTATTTTTTTAATTTAACTCTATTCTCATATTCATTTGAATAATACTCTTTTTCGTCTTCTATGACGGCATCTATTAATGATTCATGGCATGAACCATAAAACCCTCCAAAATTGATATTTATACGCATAACTTTTAATTTAATTGATTAGTAATTTTCTTTTTTAGCTGTTGTCTTCATTTTTTATTAAATACTTGCATTGCGTCTATTTTTAGTTATGAATATATCACAGTTGAAAAAATGTTTGTTTATAACCTCGTGAACCTTCTTAGGCAATGCTTGTTTTGTCTTGATTATTCTGCGTCCTTCCTTATCGAATCCCACTCTAGCGAATGCCGTCTTCTTTCCGGTCCCAGAATTGTAAACTATCTCAACTAGACTGAACGGATAGCAATATATTAAAGTATGTAGTCTTACGGAAGTGTCGAATCCTTGCACTGAGCGATGTATATTTATCATAACTATATATTAATGTTTTGAGTTATTGAAATAATGTGTATATCTTATTCCTGAAGCCATAAAAGATGTAACCGTATAGAATTGGTCTGCTGTCTCGTTTGAGTCGCTTACAATCGTTGTGAGGTTGGATGCAACCCCCAAATTATAGAGGGCTGCAATTATGTTAATTTCCTTTCTGATTGCCTTATCTCTATCGCTTAGCATAATATAGAACGGTGCTTGTTGTTAAGATAGTCCAATGTGAATTGACGTTGGTCGCTTATAAACTCGTTATTTGCGACAAAGTATAGTACCTGTCCTGTTACCTCGGCATCAATTAAATCACGTTCAAATCTCCATGAGTACGGCAGCTGCTCAGCTTGTATTTTACCTACTAAGATTTCATTAAGTGGCTCATATCCTAGGTCGTTAACAATATGAGTGCAATCGTGCCACGCTCTAAACATATGATTGATTTTAGGGTCTCCAAAGATAGTGTTCTCAGATGAACCGGTCCAAACGTGTATTTTGCCTGTCTCAGAGTATCTAAGCTTGTGACGTCTAAAAGTCCCTTCGATATCATTTTCATCAAAATCATCTGTGTCTGTGAATACAATGTAGTCCTTGTGCTGGTCGTACCACGATTGTATATACTTGTTTAGGGCTAAGCTAAAAGGCACGCTAGCCTTGCATCTTTGTAGTCTTGCGGTGTGTGGATAAACTGTTGTCATAATATGATATATTTAGATGCTGCCATTTTGGCAGTCTGTTATGGGGTTGACCGTCTGTCGTTCCCTCTGTTCAAAGATAAGGCTTTTATACGTTCCCACCTAATATAATCTAGACAAAATTAGACAAGTGACTATATTTGTATTCATTCTAAATAAGGCTAGGAGTCCCTTAAAAAAACAGGGGAGGGGGGGCTGGCTCTAGTGGCGGACACATTTTTTTCCCAATTTTTCCCCCGTATCGCAATCTCGCCCCTTACCACTTTTACCACCCCATACCACTCGGCTTACCACCTTTTTTACCACCTTTTTTTTGAGCTAACTTCCTCATTATTAACTCTTTATTTATTATTAATTAATAATAATAAGAAAGTGGTATAAATATGGAAGATTGTGGGTGCACTAAAAAAAAACGGCACTTTTTTTTCTGTGGGAAGTCAAACGGCTTTTTTCTTACCACCTTACCACTTTTGCTCGATTTTGTAGTGGTAGCGTGGGCTTCCGAGGTGGTAAACGAAAAAAAAGGCGTACCACCGTCGTACCACCTTACCACCTTTTTGAAAGGCTCTTAAACTTCAAAAACGACCTGACAGGAGACCCAAAATTGACGAGATAGTCCCAAACTAATCCCAAAAATTGAAGTTTGGCTGCTTGTTTTCTGACTGGCTCACTCTCGGGCTACCACACCGCCTTAAACACACCTCAGCCTACATCTTGTGCTACTTACTACCAAACTATCGCTTAGGAGGGCTGGAAATCGCTCCCTCAGCCTGAAACACACAAAAAAAACCCCCGATAACTAAATCGAGGGTGTGGGGTGGGTGGTGGGTGGTGGGTGTTATTGAAGTTTAACAGCCTACAAACCATTTGACCTACAAATCCACTCTATAGCATACCTGATAGCATCCATGAGGTGGTCTTCGCAATGTGGGTCGGGCTTGTCCGTAGCCAAACCATATCTATCTTTCAGGAAAGTGTAGTTTTCCTGTTCTTCATGGATATCTTTCGAGCGTTCTGTTACATAAATATTGTATTCATCGATTTTATCATTTCCACGTTGGATTGAATCGTTACCTTTTTTTGCTGGGATAACTTGGAATCCACCATTGGTAAGGTCGTTCATGTACGATTTCTTAGCTGAATCACAAACTGATTCAACCTCTTCGTAATCACAGCATCCTTGAACTTTTGAGATAATTGTCTCAGCTAAATCTGTATGTAGTTTTCTAATCGGCTCGTAACATAATTGGTCAACGTAGAAATTTCTTCCACCATCCCATTTCACATTCACAACTGCTGTAGGTTTTGCTGAACCAAAATCGATTCCAAGTGTAGTTTCAAAAGGAAGCATATCGAACAGGTCATTCTTACATTTTCTCCAACCACCGTGAATAAGGTCAGGTTTCTCAGAACCAAATCCTTCACAATAAACTAGGTAGTGAAATTCCGAAGCTGTACCATTTGCCACGTTTTTCTCGTGTGGTCTCCTTTCTTCTTTAGGCAAGTGCATATCCTCAGGATTCCATGGCAAATACCCTTCCAATCTCTCGATAATGGATGAGGTAACAAAAGCATTATCTTTATACGTCGAGTGCATAAAAATAGCTCTATCGTTATTTTTGAAAGATTCTAGCCAAAATTGTTTAGATGGATTGAAGTCAAAGAAACAAGTTTCCTCGGTACGTTGTGAAATCTGTCTGTAAACATCTAGACCAAATTCTGAAGCCTCATTAAAGAAAGAAATGTGCTGAGCCAAACCATGTACTTTTTGGTCATTGTCACCACCTTCAAAAAGAATCATAGCGTTTGTAGATTTACACCTGAAAAATCCTTTAGTCTTGTTTTCTTCGAACTTATCAAAAAGTCCGTCAGTAGTTAAGAGAATCTTTTTAAAATCCTCCATGGCAGTACCCTTGCAAGTTACTTTCTCGTTTCTCCAAACGGTGATTTTTAAATCTTTTCGTTTGAGCATAATCAACGCAAAATACTGAAGTAAGCTGTAAGTCTTGGACGACCTCGAACCACCTTTATTAATAATGTATTTATACTTACGACCCCAAACCACGTCGAACCCTCCATCGAGAGTTCGTTCTAAGTTCCAGTCGTAGGTGTTATAAGCATTGACTATCTTATGATATACTTTTGTGGTTTTGAAATTCAGTTTCATGTACGATGTTTTTTACTATTCGTATGAAATCTTCTAAAGTTCTACATAAGTAGTAATTCATGCCCTGAGCTTCAACACCTTTTTGAAATTTTACTTGCTCGTCGTCTTGTCTACCTGTAGAGGTTTTCATTTCGATAAAGTGACAAGTACCACCGTAAGCCAAAATCAAATCTGAGACACCTGAAACCGTTCCAGTTGCTTTCATTCTTTTTGCCTCTACGACATCACGTTTTCCACCGTTAGGAACGGCAAATAACATCTTTCTTAAATTTCTGAAATTGTTGTTGAACCACATATAGCAATCTTGTTGGATTCTGTCTTCTGAGTAATCGTTCATTTGCATTAATTTTGTCGTCGTTAATATTTATTCTTCTGCTGTTTCACCTTGTTTCTCTAGTAATTGTTCTAGAGTAGGTTTGTGTAATTGCCTTACTTTATTTTCCTCATTCAGTGAGTTAATTTCGTTTGCAATTTCGATAGCTTCTGAGCCATCCCTCGCTTGAACCTCAACGTGTGTTTCGATTTTATTATCGACGTTTTTAGCTTCTGCTGTAGTTCTTGCAAGTTTTGGAATAGCGTATTCGATTAATGTCATATACGTAGTCCTGAATTGATTATCAGGCATCCTGTGTAATAGGTCACTCATCCTAGCAGCGTGAGCACCTCCTAAAGCTGCAATCAGCTTAGCAAAGTGGTAATCATCACCTCTTTCTTCCAATTCCTCTTTTGTTAAATGAGCTTCCTCTCTTTCGAGGTCGTTATAAAAAGGGGCTGGTTGGTCTAGAAACCCTTCAGATGCCACGCCATCGTCTTCATTCGAACCAGTATTTCGACTTTTGGCTTTCTCTTCCATTTCGTCGATATCGTAGTCAAAGTCGTCTATAGGCATAATTTCTTATTTTTTTTCTGCTAATCTCTTAGCTTTTCTTTCTGCTGTTTTTTGAACATAACTCTCTAACATTGAGACGATTATGTCTGTTTGATTTAGACCATTCTCAACAACAGCTGCTTTAAAATCTCTTTTCAAATCCTTATCAACTCTTACATTGATTGAACCCATTTTATCGTCACTTCTTGAATTGTTATCTAGCATGATGTGTAATTTTTGATTAGTTATTAAAGGTCAAATGTAGTCATATTTTAGCACTAAGCAAAATAAATGTATTCTGTTTTCTTTTATTTACATATATTTGCGTATAAATATACATACAATGAGTTTACAATCTTTTTTTAACAAAACAAACCTGAGGCTTACAAAACAAGCCAACGGATATTACATTAATGAACTGATTGCCGATTGTAGTAACAATTCTTATTCATACTATGCAGCTAATCATTTTCTGCTTACCAGTGGACTTGTATTTGCAACAGGGCATTTTGCTCGTGCAAAATATAAGGTCGTTGACAAGGAAACAGGGGAGGAAAAAATAGACCACCCGTTAATTGACTTATTATCCAATCCAAACAAATTTCACACGCAAATTGACCTTATGCAGTCCATATATATGGCTAGAATGGTGTACGGCTGTGCTGTAGTGAGAAGAAAAGCTGTTATTGGTTTCAGGGACACTGATTTAATTGTCCTTAACAATAATGACCTTGAATTCCCTGAGAATTTGACTGAGGATGATTGGCTTAACGATTCTTCTGAATTGAAGTTGAAGTACGGTGATAAAGGAGAGGAAATTCCTTTGGATGAGTTGATTTTCTTCTATGACCAACCAGCTGGGATGAACGACAATGAGACTATTGAGCCTATTTCTAGATTGAAAGCCGTCATGGAAACGTTACACAATTCGCATAAAGCACAATTAGCAAAAGGTATCATTATCGAGACGAATGGGAAGGAATTAATTTCTTCTAAAGGCTCTAACGATATTCCATTTTCTGCAAAGGAAAAATCAGCCGTAGAACTAAAATTACAAAGTCTTTACGGGATGGGTCATGGTAGGACTAGAGCACTTGTTACAACGGCAGCTGTAGACCACAAATCCTTGCATATTCCAGTTAGGGATTTAGGACTTGATGAGGCTATGATTGCAGATGCTACGATTATTTTCGGTATGCTTAGTATCCCTACGGATGTTTATAATTTCGGGAATATTAAATCGGCTTACAAGAATTATGATGAGGCGTTAATTGGTTACTACCAAGGGAATTTACAGACTGTAGTTACAGACATCTGTATGTCGTTCAACAATACTAGTTTAGTCGGGGAAGGACTTGAATTACGTGGTGATTTCAATCATTTACCAGTAATGGCTTCAAGAAACAAGAAGAAATTTGAGGTGTTATTCTTACAAGGTAAGGCTATGCAACAATTCTTGGATAATGGATTCAAATGGGGTGACGCTTTGAAATTATGTGAATTTGAGAACCCTATTCAATATACTAGAGAAATTCCATCAAATGATGATGGTAATGTCAATCAAAATTCATAAATTTGAGAATTATTAACTAAAATCTATTTTAGATGAAAACAAGAACGTACAAACCAGTCGGAAAGAGCAAAGAGCTTTTGATTGCTGAAAGAAAAGAATCCGAGAAAAAAGACTTGGAAGCTAGAATCGCTAAAGCGAAGCTAGAAGACTCAGAAGAATCCGAACAGGATATCGTAGATGAGGTCGTAGAGGAAGTAATTGAGTAATAAAAACAGAAGAACCATGAAAAAGCAAAAAGACTTTGCAAACAAAGAAGACTGGATGAAATATCTAGTAGATAAATCACAAGAAATCCTAGCCGTAAAAATGGCACAAACAAAGGAAACTGACTGTGGTATTTCTATTGCGTGTTACGACGGTGTTTCTGAGGCTGCAAAACAGATTGTAAAGAGCTTATCTCTTGAGGTTGGGAAAGCTGAACCTCATGTACTTGTTACTGTAGCTATCAACACAACTAAATTTATGGACTCGCATGACGATGTTCATATCGATGGTTTGTGGGATGAGGGGCTTAAACAGAACAAAAATCTCCCCCTGTTAAAAGAACACAAGTTTAACTTCGATAATATCCTTGCGAAAGGTATTGATGTTGAGGTCAAGACTGTGGACATGGAATGGAAAGATTTAGGGTACGAGTTTGAAGGTAAGACTCAGGCTTTAGTATTTGTAGCGAGAATCTACAAATCTAGAAACAAGGAAATGTACGAAAATTACAAAGACGGATACGTGGACAATCATTCTGTAGGAATGAAGTACGTAGAAACTTTTTTCGCAGTTAAAGACGCTGAGGGAGAGTTTGGGAAGAACTGGGAGACTTACTACCCAATGATTGCTAATAAGTCCTTAGCAGACAAAAAAGAGTATTTTATCGCTGTAACCAAGGCTATTGCTGTAGAAGGGTCTGCTGTTCCTATAGGAAGTAACTCAGCTACGCCAACCCTAGATATTGAAGCAAGAGAGAAAGCTATCAAAACATTCTTAGGGACTGATTTTGTTGAGGTTGCTAAGGAGAAAGATTTTACATTAGTGAAGACTTTTTTAGGTGTAGAGAAAAAATATAAAGATTAATTATTGGTAATTCAAATAAATTGTTAACTTTACCAAAATAAATACATACGAAATGAAATTATACGAAAAGTACTTAAAGGAAAAAGGATATACGCTAGATAGCGTTATGGACTTAGAACCTAAGCAAATTCAAGATTTGATGGTAGGATTCACTGACAAAATCGGTGAACAAAATGCCACTCAATTGAAAGATTTACAACAATCGTTGAAAGACCAAGGTGTAGCTTTTGCTGGGTTGAAAAAGGAATTGACTGCTAAAGAGCAAGAATCTTATGCAGCTCAGTTAAGTAAATTCTTCAAAGAAAACGAAGAAGAAATCAAATCTAATTTTAAGTCCCAAAAAGGATTTAATGAGATTGAATTGAAAGCACCAGCGGCTATGACTACTGGTTCTGTTACAAACGTTGGGACTGTCCCAGTATTGTACGGTGATTCAACTGGATTTAACTTTAAAGAGAACTTCGTTTCTGCTATCATTAGCAACTCGAAAACATCTAAAGAGTCTCACAAGTACACTGAGTTGTTCCCGAAAGATGGTGACTTCACATTCGTTGCTGAGGGTGAGTCTAAGCCACAAATTGATTTCTTGGCTCAAACAAGATTTGCGTATCCAGCGAAAGCGGCTGCATGGATTAAGTTGACTGAGGAAGCTTTAGATGATGTTCCTAGAATGGAATCTTTAGCAAAAGAATTCTTAGCTAAGAAACATGATTTGTTCAAACAAAGAATGATTATTAGTTCTGACGGAACTGGGGCTGGTGAGAACATCAAAGGAATGACTACTTACGGTAGATTGTTTACTGCTGGTTCAATGGCTTTAGCTGTTGATAATCCTTCTTTCATGGATGTAATTGGAGCTGTCTTAACTGACATTTCAAGTACTCATAATTACCAAGATGAAATGAATTACGACGCAAACATCGTCTTAATGAATAACATCGATTACTTCTTGCACGTACAAGCTGCAAAAGTAAAAGCTGACTCTAAAGAGCCTTTATACGCTTTAAACGAGAAAGTAATCGGAGGTGTAAGAATCATTCCAACAAATGAAATTCCTGTAGGGAAAATCTTAGTTTGTGATGCTAAAACTTACAACCAAATCGCATACAAGCCTTACACTGTAAGAGTTGGATGGGTAAATGATGATTTCATCAAAAATCAATTCGTGATTATCGGAGAATCTAGATTCTACGGTTTCGTGAAAAACTTGGATGAGAACGCATACGTTTACGACGATATTGCAACAATCAAGGCAGCAATTACTAAAGTGTAATCTGCAACAAATATTAAGCCCCTTTAACTAGGGGTTTTGCTCAAATACAAACGTGCAAATAAGCACAACCAAAAACATATATTATTATGGCTGATTCATTAAAAGAAACCCTGATTAAACAAGGGGCTTATGCAACTTGCGAAATGTTAAAAGATTTAGGTAACAAGAAAAAAGGAAAATCATATCCTATTCCACAATCAACTGCTGAAGCATTGAAAGCTGGTGGTTACTTGAAAATTACTAAAGCTGCTGTTGACAAAGCACCGAAAGATACTTTAGTTAAAAAAGGAGCTTAATAGCTTTACGATACAAATATAAAAAGCCTTAGGATTTAATTCTCTAAGGCTTTTTTTATACCTTTACATTATGATTACTAAAACGAAAGATTTTGTCGGTGAAGCATATGTGCCGAATGCCGCAAAAAGTGGACAATTGGCTGGGATGGCTAATTCTACGGACAACAACAAACTTCAACACTATATCAATTCTTACGAGAAAGAGTATTTTCTTAAAGCTTTGGGTGTTGATATGTACACTGAATTATTGACTTACTTGGAAGAGGACGGGACATGGAAAGAGACAGCTCCTGAAGAATGGAAGTTGTTGGTTGATGGAAATGATACCAATTACAGAGGGATGAGAATTCCTTGTAGAGATTACATTTTCGGATTCTATGCAGAATACGATTCTCGTAAATTCTCGACCAGTGGTAAGACTGATTCAGAGTCAAGAACCTCAACTGATATCGGATATGTCAGATTGATTGTAGACGCTGCTAACAGGGTGTTCGATTACACTGTAGGAAATGGAGGCTCACCAACGATTTACATAAAACAGGGTGGGTATGCTCAGGGAGTTTTTGTAGACTACTCTAAGTCTTCTGAGAGCGTATTTTTATCTGTTTACGAATTTATTAATAACAGGGAACATGAATTATTCACTGAATGGGTAGGTCAATGTTTTGAGCAAAAAAACACTTATGGAATTTAAGATTTTAGAATACATTGTGAACCAGCTAGAACCTGTGACGGATTTAGTTGGAAATCCTTTAGCTGTAAATTTTGGCTACGGAACAGAACCCGATTTAAAGAGGTTCTTAGACCATTCTGACAGTAACGACACCTATAAGGACAATAACGGCAATTCAAAGGCTACATACCCCTTAATTTGGGTGGTGACACCTACGACGCCTGAAGAGAAAAGAGCATACTTTAATTTAGAGTGGACGCCTACTATCATAATAGCTACTGAGAACACGAATTATGATATGCTGAACAAGGACAGAAATAGTCTGACTTTTGAAAAGTACATTGACCCTATTTTCGAGGATTTCAAAGTAAAGATTCACCACCATTCTTTAAGCAAAGCAGACCGTGATTCTTATAGAAAAATCAAGAGATTTAACTATCAGATTAGTGAAGCTGTAGGCGAAGGAAATTCAACCGTTTGGGATGCTTTGGAATTTTCGGTTGATTTATCCTTTAATTCTAAAAATAATTGCGTACTTTTAACAAATTAATAGAATAACACATAAAAACAAAAAGATGAGTAAAAAAATTTACAACGAGGCTTGTGGTGCACAAGCAGAGAAGCCAAAAAATACAGGGTCTACTTGCGAGGGATTGGAGTCTGTGGCTACGATGTACTTCTTAGCTAAGTCTGATTTTAAAGCTACCGTAGCTGAGATGAAGAATTTGGATAAGATTAACGAATTTATCCTTGACGGCAGTATTGTTCCTATGTTCGATATGTACGAGGTTGATGCCGCTAATACTGACGCTGAAGTTTATGAAACAGGAAACTTCTTTGCAGAGACTAAAAAAGCATCTAAAGGTGTTACTTTTGAACATTATTTAGGGTTCTGTTCTCACTCAGCTTTAAAGAGTTACGAGAATTCAGTATATACTAAATATATCGAGGTGACTGACGAAGGTTACTTAATTGGTGTATTCCATGCAGATGGAGAACACATGACTGGTGAGACAATTAAAGCTTACGAGGTGGGAATGAGGATGAGAGCTACTTCAGCAAAACCTCCTTACACTACCGTGACTATTAAGTTTGATGATTCTGAAGAATTAGAAAACAACGCTATTCACATTAAGCCTGATTACAATCCTAACGTGGATGTAAAAGGAGTTTTTGAAATTGCATACAATATTCAGTCTTACAAAGAATCTACGAAAACATTTGTTATTGATATGGCATTCGCTTGTAGTGGTACTCCTATGACTGATTTAACTATGGCAGATGTTGATTTGCTTATTCAAGAAGGAGGTATCGCTGACGATAGTTTACCTGTTGTTGTGTCTCCTTTAGTGTCTTTAACTAATTTAGGTCAAGGTGTTTTTGAATTAGAATCATCTTTAGCTACTGACAACGGTACGGCTTTATTAGCTAATTTCTACCTAGTACCTAAAGGCGAAGGGCTTGAAGGAGTCGGAGATAATCTTTCTTTATTTGAAAGAGCTGTAAGTTTCGGTCATTACCCTGAGGAAGTTCAAGCAACTTTATAAATTAAACAAAAGCCCTTGAATAACACAGGGGCTTTCAAAAAAAACAACAATATGAAAAAAAATAGAATTTACAACGAGGCTTGTGGTACAGAAACTAATACTGTAGAAGCAACTGGCTCAACTTGTGAAGGTTTAGAGGCTGTAGCTACGATGTATTTCTTGGCTAAATCCGATTTTAAAGCCACTGTGGCTGATATGAAGAATTTGGACAGAATCAACGACTTTATAAAAAACAAGGATATCGTGCCTATGTTTGATATGTACGAAGTTGATGCTGCAAACACAGATGCTGAGGTTTACGAAACAGGGAATTTCTTAGCAGAAACCAAAAAAGCATCGAAAGGAATGACTTTTGAGCACTATTTGGGATTCTCTTCTCATTCGGCTCTAAAGAGTTATGAGGATTCAGAATACACCAAATACATTGAGGTTACTGATGAAGGTTACTTAATCGGGGTGTATCATTCTGACAAAGAACACATGACAGGGGAATCTATCAAAAGTTTTGAGGTTGGTATGAGAATGAAAGCAACATCATCTAAACCACCTTACAGCACTGTTACAATAAAGTTTGAGGACTCTAAAGAATTAGAGGATTACGCTATTCAGATAAAACCTAATTACAACCCTAACATCGATGTTAAAGGAATGATGGAAGTTGTGGCTACTCCTATTTCTTATGAAGGGGTTTACCTTACTTACGACATGGTTTACAAGAGTTCAGGAACTAGTATCAGGAGCTCAGATTTAGATGTGTGTTTAGTGGTTAGTATTAACGCTAATATCGGAAGCCCTGAAGCTCCTAAAGTTAGCCATAATACTTTGATTTCTGAGGCTCTTCCAAACGGAACATGGAGACAAAAGCTTGACAATGGTAGTTACGCTCCTTTCGTAGACAGACACTTCTTTTGGTTAGTTCCAGCTGAAACAAATATACCTTCATCGAAAGACAATATCGGTGCTAGTATCTTGTTTAATGGTAGGATATTAAAGTTTTCCGAAAAGGAATTCACTATACCTTTGAGTATAGTGTCTTAGCAAGATGTCACACAAAAAAAACAAAGCCTCGTAATTATACGGGGCTTTTTTTATATCTTTACAGCAATGAATGTAGCAGAAATAAGACAGCAATTAAAGAGTATGGGTTCTTTTCAATTAGAGAAGGATTTATTCAGGTACGTTAAAATCGAGCTTGTTCATGTAATTAAGTCTTATAACATGGAACAGATTTTTCAGGACAGTGAGGATATTTACGGAAATCCTTTAGGTACTTATTCTGTAGACCATTATCAAGCTGGAAAGAGAATTGGCGACCCTTTTGATATGGTGGACAGTGGAGCATTCAGGAGAGGTTTTAAAGTAGAGGTTTTGTATAGAAAAATCAAAATAACTTCAACTACACCTCATTTAAAGGATATGCTGTCCAACAGTGATGGTAGATTTGACTCTACGCATTTCTTTGGATTAAACGACGATAATTATAACGAATTCGTAAAGGAATTCATAAACCCTTTTGTAATAAGATGGTACAGACAAAAACTGAATTTGTAAAAGACGAGGACGGGTTCTTCAATATAGGTCTAGATGATATCCTAGTGATAGATTTAAACAGGGCTTTAAAAGAGAACGACCCTAATATAATAATGAAGGGAATGATAGAGGAAGAAATGAGGTCTTTGATGGAGGAATTTCATGCACACTGTCAGACGTCCGTATCGACCCCTACAGAGCGTAAAATAAAGTTTCATAGCCAAGAGTACCGATTCTTGACAACTATGGCTCAAACGCTTGATTACTGTTATTTAAGAGGACTTACCTCTTCTTTGCTCGGCATGGGGTACAAGGTTAAAATGGGAAAAGACAACAATAAGGATAACGTGAAGTACTTATTCAACAAGGCTATGGCTAGTAAAGAGGATTTAGAAATAAACATAGCTACTAACGAGAAACAGAAACCATTGTCGTCTGCTAAGGCTAGTGACAATATTTACAGCTCAATAGCTAGTTTATCAATAGCTTCAGGTATAAAATTTGATTCAAAAACAACCACTGCTTTGGAATTTTGTAGCTATATTCACGCTTTAGAAGAAAAGAACAATAATAACAACAATTAGAAATGGGAAAATCAACAATCACAGTAGAGGATATTCTACCAAAAGGAGTCGAGGAAGCTGTACAGCAACTTGACAGGACTTTCGAGCATTTAGAGTTTACAATCGAAGAAATTCAAAAAGCTACGGTTAGATACAATAAAGCTCAAAAAGAATCCTCAAAGGATAACATAGAGTCTATCAAAAAGGTTCAAAGAGCTTTTGGAAAAGTAAACAGGCTTGGTCAGGAAAGATTGGCACTTCAGAAAAAACTTAAGGTTCAGCAACAAGAAATTTCATTCATGCAGAGTCAATTGGTTAAGCAAGAATCTAAATTATCTAGAGCTGAAACACGTAGGTTTAACAATAAAAAAAGAAACATTCAGTTGGCTAAAATAAAAGCCGATGAAGCGTATAGAGTTGAAGTTAGGCATCATGCAAATTTAGAGAGACTTGACAAATCAGGTCATACTAAGAGAATGCGTCAAATGAGAGAAGAGAGTGCCGCTTTATCTGTTCAAAGAAAACAGCAAATTATCGATAAAGGTGGTTCATCATCAACTGTCAGTAGCGGTCATGGCGGTTTAGCTAAGATGCTAGGTAAAGGAGGTGCAATCGGTCTTGGTATCGCTGCAACCGTTAAGTCTGTTCAGTTGCTTTATAGAGGATTGAAAGATGTTGCTGAATTAGCAGCTAAATACGACGCCTTGAACTTTAAAATGAGTGCTGTATTAGATAACAATGCTGAGCTTTCCAATTCTATGGGATTCCTTAACGGGTTGACTAAGAAATACGGGGGTAACTTGTTGGCTACTTCTGAGCAATACGTGAAATTCGTAGCGGCTGCAAAAGAGTCGCACTTATCCATGGCTGAAGGTAAAAAGATTTTTGAATCTGTCACGAAAGCCGGAACGGTTCTAGGACTGTCGAATACCGAATTAACAAGTACGTATGTTGCTCTTGAACAGATGCTTAGTAAAGGGAAGGTCTCGGCTGAAGAATTGAGACGCCAGTTGGGAAATTCACTTCCAGCGGCTGTTGAGTTGATGGCTAAATCTATGAATGTAGGTACAGGCGAACTTGAAAAAATGCTGAAAATGGGTGAGGTTCTATCGTCTGAAGTATTACCGATGTTTGCACAAGAATTGGATAGAGCATACGGGGATAAAGCTGGTGACAAGCTAGAAACTATGAGGTCTCAGTTAGATAGAGTAGGTTCATCTATGGATAGATTGCTTATGACTGTTTTAGACTCAAAACAACCATTCATCCAATTGATTAATACGATTGTTGAAGGGTTTGGAAACGCTATTGGAAAATTCACTGAAATGGTTGAGGATGTTGACCAAGCTAGAGCTAGAATTGCTGGTGAAAGTGGGGAGTCGTTAAGAGCGAAAGAACAAGAGAATTTGGAAAAAGCTCAGGAGAAAGCCGTAGACAAGCTTGAAAGAGGATGGAACGCTGCTACTAAGAAATTCACTGAAACAGCAAGTAGCTGGGTTACTAGACAATCTGAGGCTAGGCAAGCTGTTCAAGAGGAATTCAACGCTAAATTCATTAAAGCTGAGAAAGATAAGCAAACACAAATCGAAGAACTTGAAAAAGAGGTTTGGGCTAGAAAACTGAAGTTCGCTAGAGATAGAGAAGAGGATAATCTTAGACTAGCAATGAGAACTATGGATGTTGACGAGGGCAAGGATGTTGAAGCCGCTGTTTTTTCTGCTAGTAAAACTCAGAAGTTAAACGAGCAAGAAAGAGACAATGCTAAATTCTATAAAGATTCTGCTGACGAATTAGCTAAGTTAAATTCCGAAATGCAGACCTATAAGTCGCTTCAGAAAGATGCTGACAAGCAAGTTAAAGGTTCTGAATCTAGACAGTCTAAAGGTAGATTAGTGAACTTTACCGCTAAGGAAATTGCTAACGCTAGAAAGAAGGAAATTCTTGACTTAGAGATAATGAAAAAAATCTACGAAGAAATTTATACCGACGCTGACAATAATGAAAAAACAAGACTCTTAGGTATTAATAAGGCTATCGAGGCTGAGAGAGAATTAATTCTTACAAAGTCACTTGTGGCTAGAGAAAAGGAGGGTGCTGGTTCTAGGACTAAGGTTGCTGGAATGCAAGAGAAGGTAGATAATATCGATATTCAAAACACTGCCTTAAAAGGTTCTAGTGCTGAAGGTGACGCTGAGAAATTAGCGAAAAACAAGGCTACTAAAATTGAGATTATCAAAGCCATCGAGGCTGAAGAAAAAAGGTCAGCTACGGAAGTTTCTTTCTTATTATTCAAGTTGCAAAACGACCTTCAGGACGTGGCTATTAAAAACATTGATATTGTTGAATCTATAAAAATAGATGAAGCTACTCAGGCTTTTAAATTCTCACAAATATACGCTGATTTATCTCTTGAAAGAGCTATCGAGGATATCGAAGAAAAATACGAGAACACCGTAGGAGGTGAAGACACTGCCCAAAGAGAAATAGCTAAGATTCAAAACCAATATAGAGCTATTAAGCTTCAGGACGAGATTGACTTCATAAACGAGGTTACAGCTTTGAAAATAAAATCAGAAGCTAAGATTGAGAATAAAAAGCTTTTAGATAAAGGAGTTATTAGCCAAGACGAATTTGATTCTAGAGACTCATCTATAGATAGCGTTTCAGCTGAGGATATGTTCGATGGTGAAAATGATGATTTTTTAGCTAAAATGGGATTGTCTCCTGACCAAATAACAGAAGCTACTCAGAAGCTTTTAGAATTAGGTATTAAGCTAAAAGGAGTGAACGAGGAAGGTGAAAGGATTGGAGGTAATAAGCTGGAAGATTTCTTGAATTCGGACGAAATGCAAGCTGGTATTGAATTAATGAATGAGGCTTTTAATTCGTTCTCATCTTTCCAACAAATGAAAATAGATTCCTTGAACGAGGAAAAGTCTTTGATGGAGGAAAGATACGATAGAGAAATCGAACTTGCTGAAGGAAACGAAAAGCTTCAGAAAGATATCGCTAACAAAAAGAGGCTAGACCAAAAGAAGTATGATGAGAGAATTAAGCGAGAAAAGAACAAGCAAGCTAAATTAGATAAAGCAGCTGCAATCGCTAATATAATCTTAGGAACTGCTGTTTCTGTTTCTGGTGCAAAGACGATAGGATTAAAGATTCTTCACGGTGTTATGGGAGGTATTCAATTAGCTACTGCTATAGCCACACCACTGCCTAAGTACAAGGACGGTACGAAAAATCACGTCGGTGGCAAAGCTCTTGTTGGTGACGGTGGTAAAAAAGAAATTATTATCAATCCTGACGGTACTATGAGTCTGACTAGGGATACAGCTCACGTTGTTGAAATGAAGGCTGGTTCACAGGTTATGCCTGACGCTAATGAGTATATAAAAAACGTTGTATTAAGCTCAATGACTAAGAGTTATTCATCGAAAGAAAACAGCTCATCAAACTTCAATCAGGCTCAAATGGAAAACGCAATCACAAACGCTTTCTCTAGAGCGAAGGTTACTAATCATAACCATCTACCGAAAATCGACGTGAATTACGCCCTTTGGAAAGGCTCACAAATTGATTTTTAAACAGAAACTAAGGGAGGCTAAAAGCTTCCCTTTTTTTTTGCTAACTTAGCAGAAAATTAATACACTTTTATGTCAAGCAAAATTTACGAAAAACAAGACAGATTCAGATACCGAATGATTGATAGAGACGGGATTCCTCATTACATTGAAGAACCTAAAGGCTGGAAAGACGATGGGTTAGAATTTGCAAGAAATAAAAAATACCAAGGTGTAATTCCCGTGGTTTCTTCTGATGCCCAATATTACGGGGTTGCTAAGACTCTTTTAGATAAAGAATACGAGAGCTATGGAGTTATCGGATTTATGAGGGTCGAGAAATGGATTAAGGACAATTTTACTGATAAATGGAAAATAGAGTACACTGGGTATCTAGATTTCAATGAGATTTACATTCAGGAGGCTTTTACGACCACTAGATTTAATACTAATGGTTTGGTTAAGGATTTGAAAGTAAACAAGTCTAAGCTTATTGAATTGGACGCTTTGGAATCATTGAAGTTTGAATACAGTCCACAAATGGAATCTATCGGGCTTTATTTGAAAGGAAAATCTATCAATACGAGTTCTCAATGGAATAATGACAAGACAACGACTTTAGGTAAGGAAACTAAAATACTTAGTGACCACTGGGATAACGTTACTTTTACATGGTATTGCCCTATTCCTGTAGAGTTGAATGAATCTAATGATTCTTTGCTTTTGATGGATACTTTAGATGTTAATGCTGATTATGAAAGATACGACGGTAGAAGCCCTAATCCTTTAGATTTTTGCTCAGGAGCAGACAGACAATTCCTTAGAGTGAATTCAGGATTTTTCGGCGACATGGAAATAAAATTAAGAGGTCGAGTTTATATCGATATCACAAGAAGAGAAAGAGCACAAGACCCACAATTCCACGTAAACATCGTTCAATTAAGATACAGTGTTTCTGCTGGTGCATTCGTGATTCACAGAAATGTAAGATTGAGTTCTAACTACAATTGGAATACTAACGGAACATATGCCGACCTTAATTTTGACGGACTCTATGAAGACGTTCAGGCTAGTGATAATTTCTGCCTGTACACTGATACCAATGTTAGATTAAGGGATGAAAGATGGTTCTCAGGTAGAGCTAGATTAGACACTATTCAAACGTATGAAAATATCTCTATGACGGTTTCTACTCAGGACACAATTCCACCTACCAAAAATGAATCTTACAGAGTTTTAGAGGTTCTTAAGAAATTGATGTCAATGGTGACTGAATCTAAAAATACATTGTCTACTTCAGTATTTGAAAAAGGTGGTGAATTTTACAATCACGCCATTGCTAACGGTGTAGGAATCAGAAGTGGTTCAGCTTATGATTTACCAGCCATCGACGGTAGTTTAACAGCTGAATCTAGTAAAGAAGGATTCAAGCCTATTCAAGCAAAAATTGGTGACATTTTAGATTCTTTGGTTCACACATACGGTCTAGGTATCGGGATAGTAGATAATAACGATGGTACAGAAAGTTTGGTTATCGAGGACTTGGGATATTTCTATAATGGTTCGGAAACAATTGATATCGGAGAGGTTACAGAATTGAAGAAAAAACCAGCTGGTGAAGATATATTTTCTGAGCTTGAATACGGATACGCAAAAGGAGACGACCTTGACGGCATGGAAAATCTTGACGAATTCAATACTTCATCAAATCATTCTACACCTATCGATAGCAAATCAGCACCATTCAAAGGAGTCAGTAAATTTATTACTGGTCAGTACTTGACTGAGTTTACTAGAATCAATCAGATTAATAAAAACAACAAAGAGTCATATACGACTGATAACGAATTATTTTTGTTTGACTGTAAGGAAATAGATTTCGAAGGAGAAAGAACACTGACGCCTAAGTTGCTAGAGGATTTCGACGGTTCAGTAGGATTGAACGGGGTTGCTGGAATAGATACTTCATTCAATTTCTTCTTCAGTCCTAAGAATATGATTTACAGAAATTCAAACTACTTGAATTCAGCATTCGTAAAGCTTAAGAATCCAATTCTTAAATTCATTAGTTCTAAAAGAAGTAGCACGATGAGAAGTAATCTGTACGGATTAAAAGAACCTTTGATAGAGGGAAGTGATTACGATATGTCATTAATGAAACCAGCTCTTTTTGACGCTGAATATTACGAATTTAATAAACAAGTTACTCAGGAAATTTACTCTAGAATTTTAGGGCAATCTGAGGACGGCAGACCAAACTTCTATTCTTTAATCAGATTCTCTTTCAAGGGTCAGATTTATTTCGGATATTTATGGTCTCTAAAACCGAAGGGTAGAGGAGCTTGGAAATTGAAAAAAGCAAATATATAAAAACAAGAAAAACATGGGTACAATCACAAGATATGGTACAAAGATAGCAGTTCTTAACACTGCTATCGTAGATGCAACGGCAAAGTCAAACGGTGCTCTTTTAACACTTGAAGACGGGGGTGACACTTTAATTAGTCAATCGGTTCATTTCAATGAGTCTACAGAAATCGAGGACGGTTCTGTTTTAATTGACATGACTGATACTAATACTATCAGGGATTCTTTTGAAGAAATTAGAGAAGCTGTTTACAGACAGTATCCTGATACAGACGAACAAGGTAATCAATATGGTTTAAGAGTCGTAAACGTCTCTAATGGTGTTGAACTACACTTATACTCAGGCTCATGGGCTTCAGGAACAGGTACTAACGGGGCTACTTGGAATAACTCAGTTATTTGGGACAGTGGAACAACTGCTACAAATCAATTGAGTCAACAAATTACGCTTACAACTAGTGAAGTTCCTAATACGGATTTACCTAATTCTTTTGATGTTAGATATTTCAAAGGTAGTGATTTCGATAACTCAATCAGTGATGAGTTCATCGTGTGTAAATTATTTCACGGATTTAGAGAGTATGGAGGAAATGAGATTAGAATTTATTTAGATACTGACAGTACAGGAGATTCACTCTCTCTTATAGCTGACCCAATAGGAGTATTTTTGGATGCTTGTAAAATCCCAAGGGATGTAGCTGGTCAAGTAGCTGAAATGGTTTTCCAAAATCAAACAGCTGGTCACAGTGTGTCTACAATCGATTCACCTGTCAAGGTTGATGAGTTTATTACTATGGATACTTTAGAGGGTGACGTTGGTTCTGTAACTACTTTAGTGTTGAGTAATTCTGCTTTTAACACCAGTACTTATGGTGAGAGAAATGGATATATTTATGCAGCTCTAAATGGAAGTTTAGTTGCTACGGTATCATTGACTAAACCCGACTACTTAATCACGACTGGTCTACATAAAAACAAAGATTACTCTTTCACTGCTACGGATTCATTCGGGACTGTATTGATTGAGAATGTCAAAGCTGGAAGCAATTTAGATTCTACCCAAGAGGATTTGAACAAATTTGAGTGCTCAAAATCTAACTCATTTAGATTTGCCTTGAAATTAGACGATTTAAGCCACTTAAATGAATATCCTATAGAAGAACAGTTGTTGTCATGTGAAAGCTTAAAGGAAGTTGTGTACGAGGGTCACAGTACGCTTAAGTCGTCAGATTACTTAGCTGTTCAAATTAAATCAAGTAAACCAGTTACAATTGTTGCTGAAAACCTAGAAACTAAGGAGATTATTGATTTGATAGTTACTAGACCTTTCGGGAAAGTTGAATTAGTTACAGAAACAGTTAGTTACTTGGATAGATTGTATTTCGAAGAGATAAAAGCTACTAGCTATAGAAACGAGGACGGTTCTTTTAAAAAGAGATATTACACGCCTGTTTACATAGGAGGGGTCGATTCTTTTGATGCAGAGGATTTATTGAACGAAACACTTAGAGTCGATATCGATGGGGTTATTTTTAAACCTACGGACGTTGTTGGTAGTAAATTGATTTTGCAAGATGAAAAGGATTTTCTAGAAGAAAAATACAATAACCCATCAAACTCAACAAGTAAAGCAATTACAACTGTAAGAGTTGAGGATTACTCGGTTTACGAAGCTGAAATAGATATTGCTGGATTAGGGTTTTCTGACAAGGATTCTTTCAGAATTCACGTATCAAACGGAGAGGATGTTTTTGTTTCTGAAGAGGTTAGAGTAGAAGACTCTTATAAGGATTCTAGACAAAGGGTTTTGGTTCAGTATTGGGCTGAAGAAAATACCGTAGTGAATTTTTCTACTGGTATTAAGTTTCTTAAAAGAACAGAAATAGACCACGTTACAGCTAAGACTAAAATCGACAAAGATTCAGTAACCGCTGAAGCTGCTGTTTATTTAGCTGATTTAGATAATTACGAGGTTAGTGAAATGATATTTTATCCAACAACTGAGGAAGAGGCTAGAGGTCTTGTTATTGCATTATCTCACCCGTTATTGTACATCGGTGGTGTAGGATACGTGGTTGAATCTGCCCCTACTATGGAGGATATCGGAAGAACAAATATTTACCCTGTGAAAGCTAGTTTTATCAAGACAAACAGGTTTTTATCATCTAAAGATTTACCGAACAAATCCAACTTCTATAGAGCTGGAAACTTGGTAAACAACACTTACGACGGTGTGACTTATGATAGATTTGAATCAAATGCACCTTACTACATAAGCCAATCTAACGGTGTTTATTTCAACGAAGGAGGTACAAGTATTTTACAGGCTACAGAATACGATAGAGGATTGACAGGAACACCACAAAGAAGGATTTCTGAATTTGTTGAAGGAAATGTTGAGGTGCTGGAACTTGGCGATTTAGACGTAACTGTAACAGCTTTAAAAAAGACTGGTAACAGCTCATGGGATAAAACGAATTTCAAAGAAGGTGAGAGACTGGTTTCTATCAGTTCAGTAATACCTTTAAGCACTAGTAATCATTTGATTATTGGTAGAGTAACTGGATTTACAACCCCTTCTTATAAGCCAGCATTGTGTATTGTGAAATACAGTAAAGCTAATGACGGAACTGTAACTATGGATGCTTATGTTATTGGTGACACTCAGTACATTACAGGAACAAAACAAATGTGGGATATTTCAGATGAATTCCCAATCGCTAAAATTGCTGGTGCTGTTAATGAAATGTTAGACCCAACCGGAATATTGGTAGGTGGATTTATTACTCTTTTTGATAGAGTAGCTAATGAGTTTGTAACAATCAGATATTCTGACCCAACAACTGACGACCCTGATTTGCTTTACGGTGATTTTTTAGAGCCTTATCAGAAAGTTTCTGTAAGTAGTACCGACTATAGAACTAGCTTGTCTAGTTTGTCTATCCCAGCTGACCCAAATACAGTGAAATCTGTTTTCTTTGCGAAATCAGTAAACACGCCACAAGCTGCCGATACTGTATTTATAGGGATGTCAGACGGGAATAGCGACAATACTCAGCAAATCGTTAGATACGATATGCCTACTGGAAATGTTTCAGGAATCGACGATTCTACAGCGACACCTTTCAATGGTAGAATTTACTCAAATGCTAGTTTAGATTACTGTAATGGTATTATTTCAAGCATAAACGGAGTAATGACCTTTGAAAGACTAAACGAAAGTTTAGATGTTATTGACGGAATTACAGAAATTAAAGATATGTTTGTTTAACATAATTTAGTACTTTTGAAAAAAATAAACGAAAATATGACCGAGAACACTCCCTACCTAAAAATGTTCGGCTTTAGCCTGTATGGACTTTTGAGTTCTATATATGTTAATCCCGAAGCTCTAATGACATTGACTTTGTTGATGTGTATAGATACTGTTTTCGGTGTTTTAAAAGCTCATTCTCTACAATACGACCTCTCTTTCAGGAGTTTGTTTTCTGGGTTTTTCGGAAAACTTGTACTATTACTAATACCCGTAACACTTTCTCTAGGTCTTAAAAATCTAGAGATTGACGGTGTATTCTTGGTATTGTGGTCTATAAAAATTCTTACAGCTGCTGAACTCATTTCAATGACAGCAAATTTAATAGCTATTAGAACTAGAGAACCAGTAAAGAATTTCGATATTATTACACTAGCATTAAAACACCTTAGAGAAAAATTTATTAATATAGCGAGAGGCTTAACAGATTTAGATAATTATGAAGACAAGAAATAAATTCAAATTAGGAAGGACTAGCAATTCAAGATTGAATACTACTAGCGAGTACTTACAATTATGTGTACGTAGAGCTTTGCTTTGCTCACCAGTAGATTTCGGAATCCCGTGGAGAGGTGGATTGAGAACAGAAAAACAGCAAAATGAGATTTACAGAAATGGAAACTCAAAATGTGACGGATACACCAAGAAATCTAACCACCAAGTAAAGGATGCTAAAGGTAAATCAAATGCCGTTGATGCTGTTCCTTATATCGTTGGAATTGGTTTCGATTACTCAGCATACGCTAGATTTGGAATCATGGGAATGTTGATGTTGGAAGCTTGGCAAGAACTTCAAGACGAAGGATTAATACCTAAGCATTTATTTTTACATTGGGGCGGCTTATGGTCTCATAAAGATAAATCAGCTATTGGATGGGATTCAGCCCACTACGAAATCAAAGATTATCCGCAAAAAGAATTACTATAATGAGTAAGATATTCAATAAACAGAACGCAATTAAGCTCGTGATTTACACGGGCGTTACGTTTGCCGCCATGGCGGTTACGAGAAACTGTGTAGACACAAAACAGGAATTAGATATTGCAGACCACAATTTGGAAGTTGAGGTGCTCTATTCTACTCAATTCTACAAAAACAAATTAGATTTGATGGTTGCTGAAAGAAAAACGTTTATTGCCACAAACAGAAAGAAAGATAGCAAGATTTT